CTGCTCGATACTGCTCACGTAAACAATTCGTTGACAGCGCTCAAACTCAAGGGCGCGAAGATGTCTGGACAGTCGCCACAGATTGAGATTACGCAGGTGACAGAGATTGAGGCGGGGCCGGGGATCGATGACATTCGCAAGATTGCCATGCCCATGCCCTTCAACCCACCTAGCCCAGTGCTATTCCAGTTGCTCGGCTGGCTAAACGACGCCGCCAAGGGCGTTGTAAGCACCTCTGAGGAGAAAATTGCCGACATCAATGCCAATGCCCCAGTAGGCACTACACAGGCTTTAATCGAGCAGGGCGCAAAGGTGTTTAGTTCCATCCACGCGCGCCTGCACGACAGCCAGCGCCGCGTGTTGCAAGTCTTAGGCCGCATCAACCGCTGGCACCTGAAGGAGCAAAAGCGCGGCGAAGTGGTCAAAGACTTGCCTATCAGCCCTGATGACTTTGCATCAAACACTGACATTGTCCCTGTTAGCGATCCACATATCTTCAGCGAAACCCAGCGTATGGCCCAAAGCCAAGCCGTTTTGCAGTTGATGACCCAGTTCCCACAGGCTTTTGACCAAAATGCCGTGTTGGCCCGCGTTTTAAAGCAGATGAAGGTGCCAAACGTCACCGAATTGATGCCTGTAGCCGCAAAACCAGCCGAATTGGACGCCGCAGACGAGAATTCAGCCATGGCATTGGGCAGACCAGCCTTTGCATACCCACGCCAAGACCAGTTAGCGCACATTCAGGCTCACTTGGATTTTGCTTTGGACCCAACCCTAGGCTCCAACCCGCTGATTGCCCAGCGCTACATCCCATTTGCACTGGAGCACATCAAGCAACACATGTTGCTTTGGTACACCCAGCAGATGGAAAAGTACGCCAAGGGTGGCTCAAAACACGATTTTGGCAAGTACGAAGACTCAAAACTGGTGGGCGAGATCGACAAAGCCATGGCGCTGGCCGCAACCCACGTCAAGATAGACAGCCAGTCTGTTTTTGCGCAGGTTGTGCCTGCCATCCAGCAACTTTCCCAGATCATGCAACAGTTCAAACCAACTCCACCACCTATGGATGGCGAAGCACAGGCTGTTTTGCAGGCATCACTGGCCGAAACACAGCGTCGCGCCGCGCGCGATCAAGCAGATATTGCGCAAAAACAAAAAGACAACGAAATCAAAGTTGCTATCAACGCAGAGAACAACCTTACTACCGAGCGTATTAAGGCCGCAGACTTAACTGTTGATCAGGTAAGACTGCAAAAAGAGCAAGGCGAGACTGCCGTAGCCTTGAATGAGAAAACCCAACGTAATCTAGGAGATTAACCATGTCAATGACACCTTTAGACAAAGAACAAATGAGCGAAATCGTGCCACAACGCCACCGCAACGCCCAAGGCGCGTGGATTACTGGCCAAGAATACAAAGAACAATCAAAAGCGACTCAAACTGAGGCAAATAGCGATCATGGCGACTTTACAAAACGGTCTGTTGATCCTAAGAACGCATGAAACTACTAAATGACCTCATAAGCGCTGTAAAAGTGCGTCAGAACGAGATATCCGAGACGTTGGTGACTGGTTCGGTCACTGATTTTGAGATGTATCAACGGCTGGTGGGGCGGTATCAGGGTTTGAGGGAATCAATAGAGATTCTTAATCAACTTTTGGAAGAAAAAAATGAGTGAAAGCACGGTAGAGGGTAATTCCTCTGATTTGCGGGACGCGTTTCCTGCTGTAGACCCCGGTGCGAAGCCTCTTGGCGCGAGAGTTTTAGTGCAATTGCGCCGCACAAAGAAGACTACGACTGCATCGGGAATTATTCTTGTTGAAGAAACAAGAGAAACCGAAAAATGGCAAAACATGGTGGCCAAAGTGATCGAACTAGGCCCGATTGCGTTCAAGAAGCGCGACACCATGGAGCCATGGGTGGAGGGCATTTGGTGCGAGGTTGGTGATTACATCCGCGTACCCAAATGGGGCGGCGATAGGTGGGAAGTTTCCCTACCAAACGCCGAAAAAGGTGACGATCCAGTGCTTTTTATGGTCCTAAATGACCATGAAGTCATTGCGAAGATCACTGGTGATCCACTAGCAGTAAAGGCATTTATATGAGTCAAAACGCTCCAAGACCCGATGACGTAGTCGTCAAAGAAGTAGAAGGCGGCGGAATTATTGCGGAATTGCCTGCAAGCATTCCCGTACCCCCGCAAGCGGCTGAAAAAGAGCCAAATGACCACGAAGGTTCTGATGATGAAGATGATCGCGCGCGACAGGCTGAAATAGCCCGTGCTGGCGCGGTTGACGAAGAAGCAGAAGCCATACGTGAAGCCAAGCGACTCAAGCGCATCAAGCGCAAGGAGTACCACAAGCAAACGCAAAACGCTAGGGAACTAGAACTCCAGCAATTGCGCCGTGAAAATCAGAGCATGGCCGAGAGATTGGCCGTGGTTGAACGCAAGACCACAACTAGCGAGATTGCCCGCGTTGATCAGGCTATGGAAGAAGAGGCGCACCGCGTCATGTTCGCCAAGCAAAAGATCAAAGAAGCGATTGATACTGGTAATGGCGAGTTAGCAACCAGCGCTCAAGATTTACTGCTTGAAGCAAGCAAACGATACGATCAACTGGCTGACACCAAGCAGAGAATGACGGCAAAACCTGCCGCACAGCCTGCCATGCAACCGATTGACCGACAGGTCCAACGCCATGCGGCTAACTGGATGTCCAAGAATTCTTGGTATGACCCAAACAGCCGTGACCCTGATTGCAGACGCGCCCTAATGGAAGACCAAATCCTTGCGGAAGAGGGTTATGACCCAAAAACGCAAGAATATTGGGAAGAATTAGATAATCGCTTGCAAAACATCATGCCACACCGTTATACTGGCACTGTAGACGACGTTCCTACAACTAGAACCTCTAGACCAAGAACTGCTGTCACGGGAAGCGGACGTGAGACAGTCCCGCCATCAAGCGAAGGCAACAAGAACTACATTAATCTGAGTAAAGATGAAGTAGATGCAATCAAAGATGCGGGCATGTGGGACGACCCAGTAAAGCGTAACAAGATGATTGCACGCTATGCCCGTGAAAGACAAACTATTAGGGAAAGAGGTTAATTATGGTAGATCGTCGTTTAAAGAAAAATCTTGATGCTGGTGGACGCGAAAGTCGCGCGAGTCTTGATTCGAGTCGAGAGGCACCAGAAGATTTGATGGCCTCATCTGTTGAACGCAAACGTGCGTGGAAGGATGAATGGACACAAAGTGCATTGCCGTCTACTCCCGAAATAAAGGGGTGGCATCTTTGCTGGTTATCAACTACGAATAGTTACGACAGTATTGATAAGCGTATGCGTCTAGGCTATGTACCCGTAAAAGCGGAAGAAGTACAAGGCATGGATTCAAACAAATTGAAATCTGGCGAGCATGCAGGATTTATTTCGTGTAATGAGATGTTGCTGTACAAAATTCCTTTGGATATGTACCAAGAAGTAATGGCTCATTTTCACCATGAAGCACCACTTGATGAGGCAGACAAAATCCGCCGTCAAGCAGAGCAACTAGGGCGAGATCGAAATGGCAGACAACTAGGCCAAGTTGAAGGCGAAGGAATGGCAAGTATTGACGAATCAGTTCCTAGTCCCGTGTTTCACGGTTAGGAAAGTTTTTAACTTACTTGGAGAATTTCGATGTCAGCAACATCCGCGTCCTTCGGTTTGCGTCCAGCGTTCAGTCCAGTGGGATATGACCGCGCGCAGACATTGCAAGGTGGTATTGTCAGTGGCTTAGCCGCTGATATTTTAAAAGGCTCCCCAATCCGCTACAACAGCACCGCAGGTACATCTGTGGCCGCTGGTACTATTGCGCAAGCAGGTACTTCTGGCGTGTGGACTGGGGCATTTCAAGGTTGTGAATGGACTGATAACACAGGCCGCCGCCGCATTAGTAACTACTGGCCATCTGGTACTACTTATACGACTGGTTCTTGCGTTGCATATTTCTACAACGATCAAACAATCGTTTATGAAATTCAGTCTGATGCAACCATTGCACAAACTTCACTAGGTGGTGAATACGACTTCAGTACAGGTACTGGTTTCGCTGTTGCTTCTGGTTCTAACGTTACTGGCTTGTCTACGACAGCGCTAGGCGTTTCAACTGCAAAGAGCAACGGTAACCCCGGCCAAATGCGTGTCGTTGATTTAGGGCAACAAGTGGATAACGCTTGGGGCGATAACTACGTTGTATTGCGTGTGGTAAACCCATACTCACAATACTTCTTCACCTCAAACGCTATTGTCTAAGGAGTAAATCATGGCCGCACCAATGCGAAGTACGGACTTTAGAAGTATTGTTGAACCAATTCTCAACGAATGCTTCGATGGAGTCTATGACCAACGTACCGACGAGTGGAGCCGAGTGTTCCGCGAACAAGACGGTATTCCACGTAACTACCACGAAGAACCAGTCCTTTATGGATTTGGTGCCGCGCCTGCGTTGCCTGACGGCTCGCCTGTGTCGTACCAACAAGGTGGTGTTCTGTTCTTACAGCGTTATCTCTATCAAGTGTATGGCTTGGCCTTTGCACTGACAAAGATTCTTGCTGAAGACGGTGACCACATCCGCTTGGGTTCTACATACGCACGCCATTTGGCTCAATCGTTGATCGAAACAAAGGAAACTTTGGCCGCCAACGTTTTGAACCGCGCGTTCAACTCTTCCTACACAGGTGGTGATGGTGTATCTTTGATCAACACCGCTCACCCCATCGTTGCAGGTACATTGAGCAACCAATTGGCTACTGCCGCTAACTTGTCTCAGACTTCTTTGGAACAAATGTTGATCCAAATTCGTCAAGCACAGGATAACAACGGTAAGCGTATTCGTTTGGTTCCACGTCAGTTAGTAGTCGCCCCCGGCAACATCTTCCAAGCGGAAGTCTTGTTGAAGTCGGTCCTACGTACTGGCTCTGCTAACAACGACATCAACCCCATCAAGGCAATTGGCTTGTTGGACGAAGGTGCCGCTGTTATTTCACGTTTGACATCTGCCACAGCGTGGTGGGTACAAACTGATGCACCAGAAGGCTTGAAGTTGTTGATGCGTCGCCGTCTTGAGAAAACCATGGAAGG